ACATATCCATTGCTCCAACGGATTTGACGGGGGTTACATCTACTGCTGCCGAATTAAATATTCTTGACGGCGCGACGCTTTCGACAACGGAACTCAACTATGTCGACGGAGTAACCTCTGCTATTCAGACACAGTTAAATGATAAGGCCCCACTTGCTTCACCAACCTTCACCGGAACGGTAGTTCTTCCAGACAACACAGTTGCTCTTGGTGCAAAAACAACTGGAGATTACGTTTCGTCTCTCGTTGCTGGAACTGGCGTTACCCTTACCAACAACTCTGGAGAAACAGCAACTCCGACGGTCGCAATCGGCCAATCAGTAGCGACTTCTGCTTCGGTTACATTTGCAAAAGTTGACACCACCGGAGATTTAACCGTAGGTGGAAACCTAACGGTCAATGGCACCACGACAACACTAAACACAGAGACCCTCTCGATAGAGGACAACATTATTGTCCTTAACTCCAATGTGTCTGCATCACCATCGCTAAATGCTGGAATCGAAATCGAGCGTGGCACATCAACAAATGTATCGCTCCGCTGGAATGAAACAGATGACAAGTGGCAGTTCACCAATGATGGAAGCACATATGTAGATTTTGGCGCTGGTGGCGCAACCATTTCTGAAACAGCACCGGCTAGCCCAACGGCTGGTCAAGTATGGTTTGAGTCAGACACCGCGCAAACCTTTGTTTACTACGATTCTCAATGGATTGAAATAGGCGCTTCAGGAATGGCTGCGGTTGTTTCGGACAGCGCGCCATCTTCGCCTATTACAGGTCAAATATGGTTTAACTCCCTCAATGGCGGAACATACGTTTACTACAGTTCTGCATGGACTGAGGTGGGTGCAGTTCCCATCAACGCTCTTCTCAACACAATCAATGCCAAAGGCGACTTGCTTGCAGGAACAGCCGACAATACTATTGGTCGTCTCGGAGTGGGCACAAACGGTTATTTTCTAAAGGCTGATTCTGCTGAAACGACAGGTTTGGTTTGGGCGGCTATACCAAGCGTTTCCATCCTTGATGACGTTGGTGATGTAACGATTACTTCTGCCGCATCAGGACAAGTATTACAATGGAACGGTAGCGCGTGGATAAACGCAACAGTCAGTACTGATATTATGACTAGCAGTAAGAACGCAGCACTTTTAGTAATGGAAATAGGAGTCTAAAATGGCATCAGGAGATAGAGCAGAAGCACGGATTTGTGCTCCAACCCAACTAGGCACTTCAACAACTACATTGGTGACGGTTCCTGCAGGACAAACATATATCTGTAAGCAGATTCTTATTTGCAATACGGACACGGTGGACCGCACGGTGACTTTGGCTATCGGTTCTGCAGCCACTGCTTCTAACCGTATTATTTCTGCATTGCCAATTGGGGCAAACGACATCATCGTACTCGATACCGCTTTGTTGCTTCTGACCACGGAAACACTGCAAGGTTTGTCGGATGTCGCTTCCAAGGTAAATGTGACGATAGTCGGAATTGACAAGACCAACTAGTTATGGGCATTGCCTCTAGTCTCGGCACCTATCGCTATAACCAATATGGCGTTGCTACTGGCGGAATAGGTTCTGCTATTTCAACAACTGTTAATGGTGTGTCGTACAACTATTTGACTTTTACTTCTGATGGTACTTTGACCGTTACCAAGGCAGGGCTGTTTGACATTCTGGCTTTTGGCGGTGGAGGCGCAGGAGGTGATGGCGATGGCGGTTCCGGAGGGGGGCACGGTGGCGGTGGCGCTGGCGGAAGAGTGCAGTCAACAATTTATTTGTCTGCCAACCAGACTATAACTATCGGTGCTGGCGGTGCTGGCGGTGCATATAACTCAAACTTTGGTGGAGCAATGGGCGGTGACTCAGGCATAGGTGGTTTGATTGTTGCTGTTGGAGGTAGTGCTGGTACTCACGCTCCGGGTTCAACCCCTCTTGCTGGTTGGCTAGGGCGAACAGGTGGCTCTAATGGCGGTCAAGACGCATCCTATGGAACTGTTGGTTATCAGCCAAGAACCAATGTTCTAGGTCAAGGAAATATCGGTGGCGACGGCTCGGGCGGCGGCGGTGGTGGCGGCGGTGGTGCAGGCGCTGTTGGTGCTACAGGTTCGTCTTCTGGAATCGGCGGCGCTGGTGGCGCTGGTGTCGATGTTTCAACTTTCATTGGCGGCTCTGCCTTGTTTAAGGCTGGAGGGGGCGGTGGTTCTGGAACTACAACGGGCGGTGCTGGTGGCAGCGGCGTTGGTGGTGCCGGAAGAAACGGCACGAACACCAGCGGTTTTAGCGCCTCAGCCAATACGGCTGGTGGCGGTGGTGCCTCTATCGGGCAAGCAACTGGTGGCAACGGTGGCAGCGGAATAGTTTATGTGAGGTTTAGGGTCTAATGGGTATTTCAGGCGCACGACAAAAACGACTTGCAACCCAATACGGTATTGCTTCAGGCGGTACAGAAACGGATATAACCGTTTCAGGTGTTTCGTATAAGTTACATACCTTTACTTCCGATGGAAACTTTGTTGTTTCTACAGGTGGTTGGTTTGATTTATTTGCGGTTGGTGCAGGGGCAGCAGGAGGTGGAGGCAACGTTTCCTCAACTAACCAAAACGGTGGTGGTGGCGGTGGCGGAAGTGTTTTGCAAACAACAATCTATCTATCTCCAGCAACTTATGCGGTTGACATTGGTGCAGGTGGTGCGGCTGCAACTGATGATAACGGTGGTTCGGGATTTGCAACAACCATTGGAACAATTTATTATGCTGTTGGCGGTGGTGGAGGTGGTAGAGGAAACGGTGTGGCTGCAACTGGTGTTATTGCAGGTGGTGGAGGCAATAACAATAAAGCAGGCGCAACAACTACAGCGCCGAACATTGGTTTTTCAGGTGGTAATGGTGCGGCAGATGGTCCTACTGGTGGAGCAGGCGGTGGAGCAGGTTCGGGAGCCGCTGGTAGTAATGGTACGACATCAGTTGGCGGCGCTGCTGGTGCGGGTATTTCCCCTTCAACCTTTACTGGCGGAACAGTAACTAACGGCGTTGGAGGCGGCGGTGGAGGTGCTAGGGGTAGCGGCAGCGGTGGTGCGGGTGCAGACGGCGGTGGAGCGGGCGCTTCAACAACGAACGGTAGTGGCACAGCAGGAACAGCAAATCGTGGCGGTGGAGGCGGTGGTTGTAATGGTTCAGGTTCGGCGGGCGCTGGCGGTTCGGGTGTTCTTTATATTCGCCGCCGTATTGAAGGTGATGCTCTTGCTACAACACAAGGTTATGGTGTTGCTACAGGTGGTACAGGACCTACTTCAACAACTGTTGATGGTATTACATACAACTATTTGACTTTTACTTCTGATGGAACTTTGACGGTCACTACCCCAGGTTTTTTTGATTTCTTAATCCTTGCAGGTGGTGGTGGTGGCGGCCGTAGTGGGAATGTCAATCAAGCGTGTGGTGGTGGTGGCGGTGGTCGTTATTTGATAAGTAGCGTTTATTTGTCAGCAAACCAAACCGTTACGGTTGGTGCTGGTGGTGCAGGTGCTACAGCAGACGGCAAAAACGGCAATCGTGGTGGCAATTCTAGTATTGGTAATTATGCAACTGTAGGTGGTGGTGCAGGTTCTTGGGTTTATACATCTGCTGGTGGTGGTGGTGAGTCAGGTCGGCAACTTGATGGTGGGTCGGGTGGTGGTGGTTCGCAAACGCAAGGTGAGTTTGGTTTGGCGATAATCGCTGGACATGGCACAACTGTTACTGCTGGTCTAAATGCTGGAGGCGCAGGTTACGGCGGCACTAATTCAGGTACTACGGGCGGTGCTGGTTATGATGTGAGTGCTTTTATTGGTGGTTCAACACTCTATAAATGTGCTGGTGGTGCTGGTGTTGGGGGAACTGGTGGTTCAAGTGTGGGTGGCAATAGTGGAACTTCTGCTGCTGCGAATACGGCTTCAGGTGGTGGTGGCAATACAAGTGCAAACGCTGGTAGTGGCGGCTCAGGTATTGTCTATGTTAGATATAGAACAGCATAAGTAGTAAAATAGGAGATATATGAGCGCACAATATTTTGCACAACTAGATGAAAACAATGTGGTTACGCACGTAGCAGTTGTCATGCGCCAGTTCTTAGAAGCAAACCCCGACCGTTACCCGGGTCGCTGGGTGGAAACATTCTTTGATACTGAAGGTAAAACCTATGCTGGGGTTGGGTTTGTTTACGATGATGAAGCACAGGACTTTGCTGCTCCTGTCGCTCCAGAAGTAGGGCCTGAGTAATGGGTGTTTCTGCGTTTTCTGGTGCTTCCTCGGTAATTAAGCCAGGTGTCGTGACGAGTTCGACTCGTCCTTCTTCGCCGTTTGTTGGTCAACTTATTTATGATACAACGGTGTCTCAGACTTTGGCATGGAATGGTTCTGCTTGGGTCGTGCAAAGTCCTGGGATGGTTCTTGTTGCAGCACAGACGATTGGTTCAGCAGTTTCCAGCGTGACCGTATCAAGTGCGTTTAGTGCAGCTTATGACGCATACAAAATAGTTGTTACTGGCGGCGCAGGTTCAACAAATCAAACATTAACACTTACTTTAGGTTCAACCTCTACGGGGTATTACGCTAGTTATTTTCGCACTACCAGTTTTTCTAATGCCGCTTACGACGGACAAATCTTAAACAATGGTTCTGGTTGGAGTGAGTCAGGTTACGGAACTACTAGCGGTTTAGGTATGAACATAGAATTACAAAGCCCGTTTTTGGCTAAAACAACAATTCTTGGCGGTGTTTACCAAAGAGGCAACACAACTGTCTTGGGTATAGGAACTGTTAGCGGAATGTTAAACAACACTACAAGTTACACAGCATTTACAATTACGCCATCTAGTGGCACAATGACGGGTGGCACAGTTCGCGTTTATGGATATGCAAACAGTTAGGGCATGACATGACATACAAAATCCAAATCGACGATGAAGTGCGTGACGCAACCGAAGAAGAAGCAGCCGTCATTGACGCACAAAAAGCAGAAGCCGAAGCACTAGCGGAAGCCAAAGTTGCCAAAGCAACCGCAAGACAGGCTTTGTTAGAAAAATTGGGTATTACAGAAGAAGAAGCACAACTGCTTCTTGGTGGTATCTAATGGCATTCTCATTTCCTGCTTCCCCTGCTACCAACGACACCTACACCGTAGGTTCTCGTACATACACTTGGACGGGTTCTTTTTGGGAAATGACAGGCGGGTTAATCACAACAAGCCAATTAACAGATTTAGGTGTTACTGCAGCCAAGATTAATGATGCAGCCGTTACTACAGCCAAGATTGACGACCTTGCTGTCACCGCTGCAAAGATTGCAGGCACAACTATTACAGAAGGAAAAATTGCATCGAATGCGGTTACGACAGGGAAAATTGCTTCAAACGCTGTCACACAAGCAAAACTTGACTCAACTTTGAGCGGTGTCACTATCTGTACTTCATCAACAAAACCTGCTTCACCTTTCACGGGGCAAACTATCTTTGAGACTGATACAAATTTGATGAAAGTGTACTTATCTACTGGTTGGAGTAGTGGGACTTTACATGCTTCCACTATTACTGTTGAATACCTCGTGATTGCTGGCGGCGGCGGTGGCGCTGGCGGTGTGGGTGGTGGCGGCGGTGCAGGTGGATACCGTTCGTCTGTTAATGGGGAATCCAGCGGTGGTGGGGCATCAGCCGAATCCGCATTAAGTCTTTCAAGTGGGACATACACCGTTACGGTTGGTGCTGGTGGAACGAAAGAATCTCCAACCAACTCAAACACACAAACAAATGGTGCTAACTCTGTTTTTAGCACCATCACTTCCTTGGGTGGTGGTTTCAGCGGAGGTTACGCGCATGCGGCTGCAACTGGTGGTTCTGGCGGTGGCGGCTCCGACGGCGAAACATCATATCTGGGTGCAGCAGGAACTTCTGGTCAGGGCTATGCGGGTGGCGCGGGTGGAAACAACGGAACCAATTTTGTCGGTGGTGGCGGCGGTGGCGCTGGTGGCGCAGGCGTATCAAACACCAATGGTACTGGTGGCCTGGGTGGCAACGGTGGCCTGGGTATTGCATCGTCAATAACTGGGACTTCGGTTAATCGTGGTGGTGGTGGTGGTGGTTTTGGCTACATCAACGGTGGCGGAGGCACTGGTGGAACGAGTGCTTTTGGTGGTGGAACTGGCGCAGTATTGACTGGTAATGGTTCTAATGCAACAGCAAACACAGGAGGAGGCGGAGGCGGTGGCGGTGCTGGAACGGCTATCGGTGGTGCGGGTGGTTCTGGCATTGTTATCGTCCGCTACCTAACAGAGGATGCAACTGGCAAAACTATTACTGGTGGAACTGAAACAACGTCTGGTTCGTACACAATTCGTACATTTACTGCATCAGGAAGTTTGGTAATTGCATAATGGCTGCTATAGATTTCCCTAACTCTCCGTCAACAAATGACACCTTCACAACTGCTGGCAAGACATGGTTGTATAATGGTGTGTCATGGACACTCGTAGGAGTATCTACGGCAGGTCCAGGCAATTCGTATAATCTAGACGGTGGCGTAGCGTCAACTGTTTACGGTGGTATCACCAATTTAGACGGTGGAGGAGTAGCAGGCTGATGGCGGTAAAAATCCAATTGCGTCGAGGACTTGCCTCTGAGTGGACCTCGGCTAACCCGACCCTCGCGGCAGGTGAATTAGCCTTAGAGACAGATACAGCCAAATACAAAATAGGTGACGGCACAACCGCTTGGACAAGCCTCGCGTACTCATCTTTGCCATCAACGGCTATTAATGCATCCACAGTTACCGCTAAAGGCGACCTTTTGGTTGCTACGGCAAGCGGAACCATTGCCCGTTTGGGCGTTGGAACAGCAGACCAAGCACTCGTCGTTGATTCATCCACGGCAACTGGTGTAAAATGGGCAACACCTGCTTCCGGCGCGGATGTTCTACAAGTTCAAGTATTTTCCTAGGAGATAACAGATGGCAACATTTAACAAAGCGAAACTGTCTGGTTCTACTGATGGCTTGGCTATCAAGGTTACGGGTACGGGCACTGGCTCGACTGTAACTGTTCATACTGCTGTTGCTGGTACTACGGCAGGCGTGTTTGACGAGATTTGGTTGTATGCAAACAACACTTCTTCGTCGGCCGTGAAATTGACGATTGAGTGGGGCACTGCTACTGCGGCTGATGGCAACATTGAGTTAACTATTGCTGGTGAGTCTGGTTTGGTTCTTGTTGTTCCTGGTTTGATTTTGCAGAACTCTAAGGTTGTGAAGGCTTTTGCTGGTACGGCTGACGTTATTTTGCTTACCGGCTATGTCAATGCGATTACCGCATAGGCGGTAGTTGTGACTCTGCGTTACGATACCCGTTCTAGGGTTTCTACTTATACACAGTCATGGGTGTCTAATGTTGACCCTGATTTTGGTGTGTTTGAATCTATTGCTACTAATATTGTTGGTGCTGGTGGTTCTGCTTCTTTTACATTTAGTGTTATTCCACAAACATACAAACATTTGCAACTGCGAATTGCTGCTGGTAACAGTTCATCTGCATATTTGTCTTTGGTTATGAACTCTGATACTGGTTCTAATTACGCTTTCCACCGTTTGAGTGGTGATGGTGCAACAGCAGATGCCAATGCTTCAACGAGCAGGGCAGACATGATTTTGACTGGTGCTGGTGGTATGTCTACTGATGCAAACATTCGTGGGGGTTTTATAGTAGATATTTTGGATTATGCAAATACAAACAAATACAAAACTGTTCGTAGTTTGAATGGTAACGATGCAAACGGTTCGGGTTCTATGAACTTGTCATCAAATGTTTGGTTGAGTACGGCAGCAATAACTAGTTTAACTTTGTCAAGTTCATCAAACTTCCGACAGTATTCACATTTTGCTTTGTACGGGATTAAGGGATAGTTATGGCTGTTTCAGCGTATGAACTAATAGCCACAACAACTGTTGCTACTGCTACAAGCGCAGTCAATTTTAGTTCCATCTCACAGGCATATACTGATTTGGTTGCCGTTGTAAAAGCAAACGATAGCAACGGTTATTTGTTGGTGCGTTTCAATTCGGATAGTTCATCTTTGTATAGCCGAACATACTTGTCGGGCAACGGCAGTTCCGCTAGTTCTGCAAGAGGGACTGGTGAAGCACAAGGATATACAACCGCAGGTACAACAACAAACCTTTTAAATGTTGGCTTGCTAAACATTATGAATTATTCAAACACTACAACTTTCAAAACTTTTCTTGGTCGTGAAAACCTTCCTGCTTCTTCAGTTCAAGCAACCGTAGGTTTGTATCGTTCTACTTCAGCGATTTCTACTGTCTCGTTTTTGTCACCGTCTGCTACAGCAACTATTGCTATCGGTTCAACATTTACTTTGTACGGGATTAAGGCTGCGTAATGGCTGCGTATAATTTGATTGGAACTACAACTGTCGGTTCGGGTGGTGCAGCAAGCATAGATTTTACTAGCATCCCTCAGACATACACAGACCTTGCGGTTGTTATGTCTGCAAGAATTGATGGTGGGACTATTTACGGCGATGTTCAAACATCGTTTAATTCCGACACAACAGCAGCAAATTATTCTTGGAGAAATTTGACTGGTAACGGTGCGGCTACTTCATCAGAAACTAGTAGTTCTGGAAATGCTAGATATTGTTTGATGATGGCGGGGAGTGGTACTACGAGCAATACGTTTGGTAATGGGGTTTTGTATATTCCAAACTATGCAGGTTCAACATATAAATCTTTTTCTTCTGATTCATGTTCGGAAAATAATGCATCAACTTCATACCTTAGATTTTTTGCTAATTTATGGTCATCTACTTCGGCAATAACTTCAATATCATTTAGCGGAGTGGGTAACAATTTCTTACAGTATTCATCAGCATCCCTGTACGGGATTAAAAACAGTTAGGAAAAACTATGGCAACAAAACTAGTAATCAATTGCACCACAGGCGAACAAACCGAAGTGGAATTAACAGCAGAAGAAGTCGCACAACGAGAGGCTGACGCTGAAGCATTCGCTGAACAAGAGGCTTTGCGTTTGGCTGAAGTTGAGGCTAAAGCATCAGCAAAAGCATCTGCACAAGCAAAACTTAAGGCACTCGGTTTGTCCGATGCCGAGGTGGAGGCTTTGGTCGGCTGATGCGTGGTGGTAGAACTCGTCCTTCACAGTATGTGAATCAGAACCCTCGCTACAAGTTACAACAAACTTTTAGCGGTGGTGTTGAGTCGTACGTGTCTGTGGCTGGCGTGTTTTATAAGGTTCACACGTTTTCCGATACTGGTTCTTCAGCGTTGACTTCAAGGTCAAGTGGTCCTGGTTTGGATACTGAGTACCTAGTTATTGCAGGTGGCGCTGCTGGTGGTGGGAATAACGGCGGTGGCGGTGGAGGTGCTGGTGGCTACCGAACAAATGTTGTCGGTGCAACAACGGGCGGTGGCGGTTCTGCCGAAAGCGGACTACAACTAACCGCTGGTTCCTACACGGTAACCGTTGGTGCGGGTGGCGCAGCGGTTGGCGCTGGAACAGATGGAAATAGCGGCTCCAATTCGGTTTTTGGTTCCATTACTTCTTTGGGCGGTGGAGGTGGTGGAGGTCAGGACGCTGTTTCTGGTGGTGGTTCTGGAGGTGGTGGTCAAGGTGGTTTTAGTGGTGGTGCTGCTTCTTCTTCTCCGACGCAAGGTTTTGCAGGTGGAAACGGAACTTCTGATGGTGCTAGTTATCGCAACGGTGGTGGTGGTGGTGGTGCTGGTGCTGTTGGTGGTTTAGCAACTACTGGCATCGGTACAACTGCTGGAGTTGGTGGCGCAGGTCGTTCTAGTTCTATTACTGGTACTGCCGTGACTCGCGGCGGCGGAGGTGGCGGCGGTTCTTTTTACGGCTACCTAGGTGCTGGTGGCACGGGTGGCGGTGGCGCTGGTTCGCAAAATGCTTCAACTGCTACTAGCGGTACGGCAAATACTGGCGGTGGTGGCGGTGGTGGGGGTGAAAGTAATAGTGGTGCTGGCGGTTCGGGTGTGGTTATTTTCCGTTACCTCACAGCAGACGCAAATGCAAAAGGTTTGACTATTTCGGCTACAGGTGGTAGTTCAACTATTTCGGGTGTGTACACAGTTTGGTCATTTACGGCTACGGGTACGGTGACTGTTTCGGTTGCATCTCGCACGGTTGACGCAGAGTATTTGGTTGTCGCAGGTGGCGGAGGTGGAAGTCGTGGTGGTGGTGGAGCAGGTGGATACCGCACAGGAACACAATCACTTACTGCTGGAAGTTCCTACACCGTAACCGTTGGTGCTGGCGGTGGTAATTACGCAAACGGTTCTGATTCTGTATTTTCTGGCATCACATCAACAGGTGGCGGTCGTGGTGGTGGCACTGGTGATGCTGGCGCGAACGGTGGTTCGGGTGGCGGTGCTGGTGGAGCGAACTTTGCTGACGGTCAAGTAAACGGTGGTATCTCTAGCCCTGTGACGAGTCCTGTGCAGGGTTTTCGTGGTGGCAATAGTAATTCGGGTGAAATAAACTCAAACAGTCCTGCTTGTGGTGGTGGTGGTTCTAGCGCTGTTGGTGGTCAGCGAGTAAGTACCACGGTGTCGGGTGCTGGCGGTGCTGGAACAGCAAACTCAATTTCGGGAAGTAGCGTCACTTACGCAGGTGGTGGCGGAGGCGGTATTTTTTCAGGCACAGGTGGCGCAGGTGGCGCAGGCGGTGGGGGTGCTGGTGCCGTTGGAACCGCAACAGGTGGAACAGTCAATACTGGTGGTGGCGGTGGGGGAAGCGGCGGTGCTACAGGTGCTTCTGGCGGTTCAGGAATAGTTATTATTAGATACCCAATCGGGTAATCTAAAGAATGGTCAAAATGGGCGATACAGAAGAATTGTATCCACAGGTAGTTGTTTATAAAAATGCTTTAAAAGAACCGGATGTCTTTTTAAAGGCAATTCTCCAAGATTCTTCGCAAGTAGAGAAGTGGGGAATGTGGTATTCACTCGGACGACAAACAATGATTAATGGATATAATCATTACATGGGCGACTCATTCCCCGAACCGCAACAATGGTCGCAGAGTCGCAATCAAAACGACAACTATGTAAGCACATCTGTAGCAGAGGCGTTCTACTCAAGCACCAAAGACTACGTAGAAAGATACCAAGTCGAGATGCAGAACTGGAGCCATGGCGGACCAACCATAAACAGTCATACCGCGCACAGTGCGGATGGCAAACTTGCCATGCAGCACCACACCGATTTTATAATGTCGAAGTCCGAATGGCCAGGATTCAAGCATTGGCTTACCTGTAATATATATATTAACGACGACTACGAAGGCGGTGGCTTGTCCTTTAAGGTTTTCACCAGTGACACAGAATATGACAAATTTTCATACAGCCCCAAAGCTGGGGACGCACTAGTTTTCCCGTCACACCACCCTTATTATCACGGTGTTAAAAAAACCCTGTCCGGCGAAAAGTTTTTTATACGAACATTTTGGGGCTACGAATATGAAGGAAGCGCAGAATGGAACAAGAACAAAGATTTATTTGGTGAAAAATGGATAGAGGCAGAAGAAGAAAGGTCGAAAAGCGAAAATAATTCAAGTAAATGGATGAAGGGTTACGTTGAGGAAGATTAAGATTTATGGTAAAAATTAATTGGGTCAGGGTTTGAAGTATCCGCAAGACCAGTTTCGATATTTTCAAATACCATATTTTGGTCTCTTAAGCGCTTGACAGCTGGGTCAAAAGCAAATGTTGTAGATATGTACCTTGTTGAAGGTGGCAAAACCGGCAGCGTGTAATGGGTGTACGAAGTTAGACCAGGGTGCAACAACAAATCCCCTTTTTCGGGCTTGTATGTTGTACCTTTGTACTTGTACACAACCTCACCACCGTTGAAATCGTTGTGGTACAGGGCCATTCCAAACTGCACATAATTCGTTGTACCGTCTGTTCCGGATGGATTGTCTGCATGTTCAAACATTGCCTCGCCGACCTGCATCCTATGAACCGTAATCAAACCACCAAATGTCCACTTTTCTTCCTGGCTGTCGTCAAAGAGCGCTCTTATGCGACCCATAATGTTTTGCACGTGAGGGTGCCTAGTGTTTTCATCACCAAGATAGAGAATCTTGTTGTTCCACCAAATTCGTTTATCTTTGTCCCACTCTTCAGGTGTGCCGCTTTCTGCTATTGACACATACCAATCGCGCTCTTCTTGGGTTGTGAAGTCTTTTATAACATGAACATTTTTCTCAACAAATTTGTAATTTGGGTGATTGAGAATGCCAGCAACTTGATAGATGGAGTCGTCATTTAGGTAATCGTTCGGGTTATTGTGCATAATGGTAATTGCAGAATTCTCTATGTTCCAGTTTCTTGGTAGAACTTTGGATTATGGAACTTGTCTGAGTAGTCGAGCATCGTTACGAGTGAATATTTTGTACCTTCCTCAACTGGAAGTGAGCGGTGTGGGTACATAAAATTTGACGGGAATACCATTAAATCTCCAGCGAGTGGTTTGATTTTCAGATTCCAAAGACGAAACTCCAGCTCTCCACCAACAAAGTCGTCATTAGCATATGCCACCAGAGAGAGAGTGCAGTTGTAAGAATAACCGTGGTCAGAATGTTCGGCAAAATGTTGCCCTATACCGTATTTTACAAAATTGGTTGATTCCCAATATCGTAATTCTGAAATGTTGTAAGTTGCACAGTAATGCTTGACTGCTTGTAGCTGCCTAAAATATGTTTCATCATACATAGCAACAAGCAATTTTTCCTGTGGCGACGAACCTTTGGCAATATTCATTGATGTTTTGAATTTGAAATCATAACAATCTCTATATTCATTGTTTTTCATTTTATAACCAACTAATGCTTCACCCCACGCAGCATTGTCTTCGTTTTTTAGTAAATAATCTTCAACTGTTGAAATGATATTTAATTCTTTTGGCAAAACATCGTGATATACGTGAATACCTGGAGCAACAATCTCAAATGAAGACCAAGTTTGTGCATCTATATTGCGCCACTCCTGCTGTCTTTTATCAAGCTCCATTTGTTCTGTGTTGGTCATTTTTGTTTCTACCATTTACCCAATGGGCAAACTGCTGCTGGAAGTTTTACTTTCATTTTCATAAAACATCCGCACTCTTTGCATTGGTGCGTTAATTTGAGAAGGCTGGGGCATGCTTCGCATATTGCATACCTGTTAGATGAAATATCATCGGCTACGTACTCAATGTTGGGATTTATCATATCCCACGGACGGGTGGTGCCTAGTTTCTTTTTATACTCTTGCCATGGATTTGCCATGGGGACATCTTAGCTCAATGGCCAGGATGACCCTATTCGCGGCGGAACACCACCTACTGGGAATCCTCCATCAAGCAAATAGACCTGTGGGTTCGACGAAAGAACCGCTACCCTTCGTTCATCAACTGGGCTCAATACCTGCACATCAGCAATTTCACCATCTATAACAAAAATAAATGTTGGGAATCCAGTCAAATCTGGCATTTCTGTTGAGTCGCTCATTTTTCTCCTATTTGTTAATTGCAATATTCAAATAGATTATAGCCCTGGGAGGCTGGTATTAACAACATTGAATACAAGACACAAACGCCGCATAGGTTGCTGGACAACCACAGTTTGGGTCTCCAAATGCATTCCAGTTACCGCCAAAGTAGCAACCCTGCGCAACGGAGTTAGGGCTGAAATCTTGGAAGCTGTACAAAAACGCACCAGCCGACGGCCAAGAAACGCATGTGTATCCTGCGCATGGGTCAACCGGGAAGAAAGGTGGCGGGAAGAAAGGTGGCGGGAAAAACGGCGGGAAAAACGGCGGGAAAAACGGTGCTGGGGAAACAGGGCTGACACTACTTGAGGCATCCGAAACCGCACTCACCCCATAACCACTAACCGCAGTAACGGTAAACGTATAGGCGGTTCCGTTGCTCAAACCGGTAACCGTTATCGGCGAAGATGAGCTAGAACTAGTTACCCCACTAGGGCTTGATGTTGCTGTGTACGTGGCAACACCCTTACCGTCGTAGACGGGCAAAGTAAAAGTAACGGTAGCTTGTTCGTTTCCTGCAGTTGCAGAAACAGATGTTGGCGTATCAACAAATTTGCCCTGACTGGATGTGTTCCCAGGAATCACGATGCGCTCAAGTCACCCATCAGCATCCAAGTGTTCGCCGCGGCGCACTTCAGCAAAGTTGCCGACGAGTACTGTGCGCGCAAGTAGGCACCAGGGGTTGCATAAAGTATTACTGCTCCAGAGGCACCAACAACCTGTGTCTTTCCTGAGCCGTACTGAATGATGTGAATCTGCGCGCCAGCGGGGAATGTGACCGAAGCATCAGTAGGAACGGTGACCGTATTCGCTGTTGATGTTATGTTCATTTTGATGAACTTGTTCTTGTCTGTAAGTTGAAGTGTGTAGTTCCCTGTTTTTATATCAATTGTTGCATCTGCTAATTTACCCAATTCGATTGCAGCGTTGCTTTTGATGTCGGCATTGATTATTGTGTCATTTTCAATCATTGTGCTGGTGACGACACCAGTGTCTGCGAGGGTTACTGCAGTACCAGAAATTTTTGTTTTATCAATTGCTGCTGTTGCGTTGATGTCGGCATTAACGATTGTTCCGTTGACAATTTTTGCGGAAGTAACGGAGTTGCTGGCAAGTTTTGCTTCTGTAATTGCTCCGTCGCTAACAACAAATTGAGCAGAGTCCTGCCATGCGGCTCCGTCAAAAAATTGAATTAAGTTAACATCATCGAGGTAACAAATGCGGCCTTCTGACAAAACAGGCTGACCGAGTCCGCCGAATGCGGCGTCGCGCGTTGCGGCATCCGCAAAACGGGTAACGGCTTGGTCCATGAGGTATCCATTGACCTGTGCCGCGGTGAGTATTTCTCCCGAAGCAAACACTCTGATTCCTGAGCCAGCCATTTTTAAATCTCCTTATTATTAAGTGAAAAGTTTATCATTTTTATTTATGCTGAAGTCGTGAAGGTAACTGGCGTTGATTCAACAGCGCTGGTTCCGGCTTCGTTGACTGCTTTGAGCTTGACGTAGTAAAGTGTTGAGCTACTAAGCCCGGTTATTGTTATCGGAGGAGTCCCCTTTGCGGGCGACAATGGAGCGTATGCCTCATACGTGACTCCGTCGGTGGATATTGCGACTTGATAGTTGGATATGATTCCGCCGCCGTCTCCGCCCCCAGGAACAGAAAGGGGCAAGAATGTTAGGGTCGCGGTTGTTGACGTCACAGAGCTCACCGTAATGCTGTCTGGGGCGTCTGTGGGGGTGACAACGACACCAAGTCTTATTTCCGACAATCGCCCATACGACAGGTCGTCAAGGGTTAAATAGAACTCATCAATCGTTTCGTGGTAAATCTTATAACCCATTGGTCTTGCTGGCTCCATGGCTGCAAGAACCAAATGACTTGACTCGCCCGTTGATGCGTCCGGAGTCTCGTTTTCCAAGGTTCTAACAAGAAAACTCCACACATCACCATCGTAGTTTGGGGTTATCGAAACGCTCCTGGTTGAATCTGTATCGTCTTTTGTGTAAAGGAGAACCTGTCTTGCCGAGTTGAGCAACGCGCTTCTCGTGCCTGCGCCTCGTCCGTAATAGGAGTTGAGCAATTGCCACTCTATAAAGTTTCGTTCGTCTGCGTATGTGGTGAAGAATTTAGAGCCATCAGCTTTAGCAATATTCTTCCTAACCGAAGAACCTGTAAATTGTGAAAGCCAGTTGATGTACTTGTCTTTCACAAAGGCAGGGTTAACAAGGGCGCTGTTCGCAACTGGCTCTGCAAGCTCGACGGTATTCGTAATCTCGTTTCGCTCAAATGGATATATATCCTTGTATTCGGTCATGACCTCATTTGAAGCTGATGTGAGTATGTCGAGAAGTCTGTGGAACGGAGCTGTTGGTTGCGCCTGTGCGCTGTCTATTTCCCAGTAGAAATCCGGCATAAAGTTTCGTGCGAGTGCTATGTACTGGTTGTTATAAAAAGCTCTATCGTCAATCAAGTTTGGATATGTTAGGTATATGTTTCCGCCGTCATGTCCAGATACGGTTATGGATGCAGAAACGCTATGAACGTTATTGTCGTCTGGCACTACAACCGTGTTTGATTGAACGGCACTATATAGACCGCCAGATAAAGTTTGCTGGTATGGGTCTAGGGCAACTTCGCCATCAACAACAAGCTGCGCGGTAGCGGTACATTCTGAAGAAGGTCTTAGTTTGGCGTTGAAGGATAATGTCTTGCCATTTTCCGAAAGTCTCAGCAACTGCTGGTCTAGGATTATTGTTACATCACCAGTTCCGGATGGGGCAACTCTCAAAACATAGCGCAAGTTTGTAACAAACTCGGTTGGTATAACGCTTAGCGTACTGTTTGTGGAAACCCATTCAGAACCGGAAGAAGATATAGAGATACTGGTGCTGGCAGACGTCGACCTAAGAAGGGCATTGTCAGAAGACAGTAGGTTTACTGTGGTGGCCATGTCATTCCGGTGCCAATGTATAAGTTATGGTTATATCTTCCGCCGATATTAATGGCAGTGAACCTTTGTTCAAGAATAGGATGTCGTCCCCAAATTGTGGGAGCCAACCGTCATTGGTCCCTGTTATGGACAGTGATTCAACATAGATGACACCAGGGATATTACTGATTAGTGATATCAAGCGTGTTTTTCTTATTCTGTCATCCGTGTAGGGGAATTCAGTTGGAGATAAATACGAAATTATGTTGTTTTCAATATTCTCTTGCAGTGTTTCTTGCACAAATGCTGGGTCGATTACTATTGACGCAACAAGCTCCATTGTTAGTAGATTTGCGTCAAGAATGTTAAACGATAGACCAGCAACCGACCTGTCTGTAATATCTAGAAGTATCGTTTCTTTTTCGGTTTCTGTCAAAAACGTATTTAGGCCATATGTGAAAACGGTAATATTCCCAGGATTTTCAATTCCGACAGATGCGGTTCCACTAATAGAGGTACTACCAGAGTTCGAATTGAAGCTTGCAAAGGAGAATGTCGTATCTGATGTTCCAGTTATTGTCCTCCCACCGTTGAAGGAAGCACCGCAGTTTTCCAGCGTAACCACGTCACCAACTACGAACAAGTGATTTTCAGCAGTCGCCACGGTTGCAACGTTGGTGTTGAGAAATGTGGTAATAACATCCGCAGACCTGGCAACAGTTATGTCTCCAAACTCTTCGTCTCCATCGGTTAGGTCGTACGACTTGGCGCGACTAACAATATCTGGATAACTTGAAATGATATAAGAATCAAGTTGCGATGATTTGTTTATTGCGGAGCTAAGAGACCTTAGGTACGTCGCGGATTTAGACAAATAATCTGAATCTTCATCTGCATTGAGCCCGTTGGCAAAGTTGGCAAAAGTATCAACAGATAGAATGTTTGTTCCAGCGCTAATTACACTTAGCTCTGTGCCTGGTGTGGTTATCGGAGGAATCACCCCTGGGGTTAGGCAAGAGACGGTAACGGATGCGCTCGGGAGTTCGTCCTCTTCGCCGGGGTTTTCTATGCCCGCAATAACAACTGTTTCAACGGTCTGAAAAGCAAATTCAGTTACTTCATCTTCGAAAAGGGTTTCATAACTAAAGATTGTTCCGGCCGGTATTGTGCCACCAGAGTAGGAATCAAGGGTTATGGTTACATCAACCTCTGCTGCTACGGCCTGTTGCTTCGAGTAACCAAGAATGTTTATTATCCCTTCCATCAAACGGTCTGGAAGTCTGTTTATGGATGCAATATTCAAAGAACTAATATATGATGCGGCTTGGAAAATTGCATCCTCTGGCGTTCCAACGCGAAGGTTAAACTCGGGAAGCGTCAATCGCGCAATCTCGATTGCGTCAAAGTAAATATCGCCTGGCTCGGCATCAAAGATGCTTAAGTCAATGTACTTAGAAAAATCTGCGGCCATTACTGAACCTCGCCTTTTACCCTAAACGAAAACTCAACTTTCATTTCATTTCCATTACTGTTGATATTTGTATTGAGATTTGTTATTTGAACTTCTGGGACAAATCGCGCTGCGTTAAGCACAAATACACCCTTGTCAATTCCGCGGAAAGATGGGTCCAAAACTCCAAACCTTGGAGAAAAAACGTGCGTTCTCGGCTCCGTCAGGATGGATATGGTTAGAAGTTGGGCGTAAAAGTCCTCGGTTCCATCCCTGTGCTTCTGGAATCCGCTTCTGTCGAACTTCACGGGGAACTTAATCATGTCCATTATGCGTTCTCCAATGCAGTGACTCTCTGATTCAGGGATATGATTTGATTCTGGAGACTCGTTATTGTTGCCAGAAGACTCTCAACGACCGTCTTTGATGCAAATACATCTGCTTTTATCTTCGAAGAACCAAAAACTATGAGGTCGGTAAAAAACTCATCAGAGAAAGTACACATTACGATGTCGCCTTTTATCATCTTGTTCAGGGTTGTAACTCCAATGGGGACAACTGGGCCGAATGTGGCGCCGAGGGATTTCACGTTGACCGTTACCCTGCCTGATGCGTCGACATACGTGACTGTTCCATTGTAAAATTTCCCCGGTTTGAGGGGGTGTGATGAGCCTTTTTCTCTGTTTACAATATCCGGCGAAGCCATGTTAAGCCTTGTTTCTTTGAGTTTGACAAGTAAAGTTTACATTAAAGTGCATAAATGAATGAAGGTTCACAATTGTCCATCCGTTCATGTCAGACCGGCCGTGTTTGGGTATACGCCACCGTTGTAATAGTCAATTCCTGGAAACCTAACTCGCAGTATCTCTATTTGCTGCCTATGAATAAAGTCAGCATATTTTGTTGCATTCGTAGGGCTGTCAAGTTTTGCCAAAAACAACCCGTCAGATAGGTATTTTGCAATCGCTTGCGCTTCTGTTAGCTGTACTGCGAATCCACCGACTGTCCATATCGGGGTTATGAGTACGGCTGTATTCCCAGGCTTCCAACCATTGTAATTAATTGTCAGGTCTGGTTTTTGGAATATTGTTATAGAAAAGGTTGTTTTTGGCTCCCCGTCCACCGTCAGAATGGGGCGTGAATAGAGTGGGATGTTCCCGACAGACAACAATCCGCTCTTCATCCGAGGATAGACAGAGGAAAAACTGTATTCCGTAAGTTCGGTCGGAAGCGGGAAGTAAGCGCCATTCACGGCAGGAGGCACTGGCTTGTTTCCTTTTTGATTCGTAACCCGTGTTGGTATTGGTCTTTCGGCATTCGTCTGCAAGAACCTGACTCCGACAGGAAGCTCTTTTGCTTCTTTGGGTTCAAGTGTCGGTTTTCTGAAACTTACCGTTACTGGGTCTGGGGTCCTATCCGAGAAGCTAACCGAATCGATTAGGTAGTATCCGTTAAGGCTTGGTACGTTTCCAACATAAGCTGTCATACCTGGTCTGATTTGTGTACCGTTTTGTCTGTCGACGACTATTGAGCCATCTCCATATCTGGGGTCATTTGTAGAAACGTTTATTGTCGGATAGGACATAGTGAAGAAGTAGCCAGATGTACCCTTGCCTACGGCAGGGTATTGAAGGGGTATGTATTTTGTCCCTTTTGACTCAAACCTGTCTTTCTTCTTGTTCCAAATTCTAACAGTGTCTCCACTGTCAATCCCCCATTTGTGTAAAAGGTACTTTTCTGAAGCAAATACTAAATATCCATCAACTTCAAAAATAACAAATTTTGCATCCTTGGCAAGTCTGTCCAGAACGTCCCACAGAGAGTCTGCTTGCTTGTCTCCGGTGGCTTTTGTTACGGTTTGCTTCTTCGAAGTTTCTTCGCCAAAGTATTTTAACCCATATTTTATTGCTGCGTTTTTTACGAATGTGCTTCCTGTTCCTTTTACCGTTCCTGGATTTCTGTCTCTTTTCATTTGCTGAATTGCTTTAGAAAAGCACTTTACTTGCCAGGTTGGGCTTCCACCAGGTCCTTGGGAAAATGTTAGTGAAGCTATTTCAAATAGTTGTTTTTGTTTTATTAAATTTGCTCCAGAACTATTTATATTACTTATTTCGTTTAGGGTATTTGTTTCGTAAATAACATCTCTACCAATTTGAAAATAGTTATTTGTTGCAAACTCAAGAACTCTTGGGTGTGTCTTTTCCGCCTCTGCTATTTTTGAATAATCTGTGTTCATGGTTTCTAAAACATCAAAGCTCAGCTGAGAAGCCTCGTTCATTGAGTAGTCAACACTGACAGAAATTATTGAATGGTCTATGTTGGTCATGATGCCGTCAGATAGGGAGCCAATTGAAATTTTTCCAGCAGAGTTTGGTACACTGCCGGAGTATTCCCCAATATCTGGGCTGGCATACCGGAAGGTTGTCGCCATTGCCGCTACTTCTTCGCTATCCTGGACGTAAATAAGGCTCGCTCGCCAAAATCAGGTGTGCTGGTTGTGGGTACTGGTGGGATTATTTGTCCAGGGACAAGTTTTGGAAGCGAAATAATATTTATGTACTCAATTGGAACTTCCTGAAGAGTTATGTCGCATGTCGCTCGGTTTATTGAGCCTGTTGCGGTTCTGATTAGCGACGATACGGTCAATTCGTTTATGACAAACTGAACACCAGCACCAGTCGACATGGAAAAAGGATTTGCATTTATCAATAGGTCATCAAACCCATAAAGTATTACAGGATATGGCCGTGCTGCCATATTTCTTAGATTCTCAAGTTTTTCGTCAATTGAGATTGTTATCCCATCATCGGCGGTTTCTCCGAAAGCGCCAGTTCTATAAGTGTTCTCTGGTATGACCAAAAACTGAAAAGAAACCTTCATGAGTCTGTAGTTCTTCCAGTCAACCAAAGGGATTCTGCCAACTCGTTCGATTTCAGTCCACTCTGAACCAAGGTTCTGATAGTTAATCTGATTCGGCTTAGGAAGAAAGTAGTGTCGTGCTGTTGTTTGCAGCTGGCTATCACCAGACTTGTAGTACTGAACCATTTGTGGCTCTCCGCCCTCGGGCTCACCAGGCGCAACAAAACCAAAATTTCCACGGACACGTACGGTTGCTTTTATGGCTGCTTTTGGAGCCGTGGATTGTTCCGACAGACTTCCATTTTGATTCACCCCACCGGCCGAGCCATTATTCCTGATGCCACTGGCACCAGCACCAGCGGCTCCTGGGGTTGGTGGCGGGGAATCAATAAGGGCGATTGCTTGTGCCCTGGTGTTTCCCTGCGCTATAAGAGCAAGGATTTTTCCTTCTTTCAAGGAGTCTTCTGTCGAATTGCCAATTGCCCCAATCAGATAATCAACGCTTGGCGGTATAGAAAAGAACTTTTGGGAAACAGGATGGTACCAGTACGTTTGACCATTTTCTGAAGTTGTCCCAGTCCCTATAACCTTAACCCAAACCTGAACCGACGAGCCACCGTATGGATTTTCACCTTTTGCACCAGATGATTGGAACGTTTTTTTTAGCTCATCCCACTGGACATATTGGAACGTTGCCCGATATATAGAAGACTCCCAGAGTTTTGATGTTCCAACATCGGATGCTTTGTAGCTTGGTTCGCTTCGCGCGTTGGCGTCGGCCAGTCTCGAGCTACTGACTCCGCTCGGGTCGCTCTCATTTGGTCCAGTATTCCTGGCGCCGAATATTTGAAGAATATATTCATCGTTCAAAAAATATTCTTGTAACTTTTTTGTAAACTCGGGCTTAGGATTCCAGTATTCTTTTGTGTTAAGTCTAATCCAGCCAGCCCCCGTCGGCTCGTCTGGTTTCGCCAGCATGGAGTTGGTGACCTTGAACAAGCCATAAATTTTAAATCCCTTGTAATTGTTGCTAGGATTGTATTGTTCTAGTGTTCTTATTGGAACGTAACGGATAGAGCCCGTGTAGTAAGGTCCGACTGTATCTCCGGTAGTCATTATCTACGCTCCCTTATGTTTCTTTCGCGTGCATCAATCTTTTGGATTACCGCAGCAGCTATAGCTTCAGGTGATTGACCTGGAGCGCCATTGACTGTGATGTTGTTTGTGACGCTTGAGCCGCTTTGGCCCGGCATCGATTGCGGCATCTTCCCAAATGATGGAACTGCTGTGTCTCCCATAGCCCCAGGGCCAGGGACAACATGGAGATGTCTATTTGCGTTGTTCCCGTGGAACTCAGCGAACCCACCGTTTGCATGGACGAGCTTTGAATATGCTCCAAGATTTTGTCCAGTGAGGTCATATGCTCTCCCGGTGGCATGGTCCGAACTTGGCGAGCCGAGACCAAATGTTCTGAAAGCGGAAGTAATGTTTCTTGTTCCTGCAAGTTGACCATTCATCGCTGCATGTCGGCCCATAGTCTGTTCAAGGCGAGATGATGTCGTATCTCCAATTCCCTTACCTCTTGGTGAGTATGTGTCGTTGGTGGTCATTAATTCATCAAATGCTGCTTTTGTAAACCACTCTGGTCTTTCGCCTTGTGGCCCAAATATTGCTGCTCCCTGTTTAACGAAGTTGTCTACTGCGGTTTTAAAATCTGCAGCCGCTATACCCATTCCTTGAGCGACCACGTCCAGGTCTCCAGTTAATTCGTTCACTACTGGGTCCATTGCTTTTATTTTTGATGGGTCAAGACCCATGTATTTTAGGTATGCTTCAGTTCCACCCATTCTTCCCGCGGCCTCACCAAAACTTCCACTTTCAATCACCGACAAGAATTCTTGTTGCTTTTTAGAGTCCATTCCACCAATCATCGCGCTCAGGTCGGCATTGCTTGCTGTCAAATTGCTTTCACCAAGTTTGCCCTGAATGCCTACTATCCCCTGGTTTATCAAATTCGTTTTTTGTTCAGCAAACATTCTGCTGAAGAATGGGGCAAGCGCCCCCTCCATCCCGGACAAAGCATTACCCTCTTGATATTGGGTTCCACCAACGCCAACTGCTTTTTGCATCTCAAAAAATGCTTTAATTGCATCGCCCTTATAGAACGAAAGCATATCTGCAGACATATCCATGACGTATTGCATCTTGGATTCTTCTGATAGCGCGCCGCCAGCAAATTGGTCTTTTATGGTTCTTGCTTTCATGTCAAGCGTTTCTGATGCCTTGATAGCTTTTATCTCAGTCTCGAACATACTTGTTGGTGCCAACAGCGCTTCGCGATTTGCTGCCTTCATTTCTGCTGCGCTTCGCACAAGCGCCACCCCAAGAGCTTTTGCAACCTCAGTAAATTCAACCGTTGAGTCATAAAGGTTGACTCCAAGTTGCTGGGCAAGAACTTCTATTTCGGCGCCAGACTTACCGCTCATCTCTGCGAGCAGTGAAGTTCTTGCGCTATAAATCTCATCCATTTTTTCGTAGGTTTTACCGACACCATCAAGCCTCTTTCCTAATTCCCCAAGCGCGGCCTCTTTGTCTTCTTTCATTGTCGCAAGTTGCTCTTCGCTTATGGAAAGACCATAAGCAGATTGATTGTCATATATTTTTTGAATTAGCGCTGTTTGGGCTTTAGCCTTCTTGCCGTCGCCTTTTAGTTTTCCAATGGCCCAGTCACCAATCGATACTGCGGTAGTAACGGATGCGCCAACCACCCCACCGACAACTGCTCCAACAGCAATTCCTACTGGACCAAAACCGGACCCGGCATATCCACCAATCATTGCGCCGGTTCCGGCTCCGACGAGGGCATTTCTGCCGTAGCTTGTTTTATCTGTCTTCCCCATCGCCAAAACGCTGTCTGCTTCACCGCGTAATCCACCGAGTTTTTTATTTAGAATCTTTGAGCCACCGCCAAGAGCCGTGCCTCTGCCTGCAAGGCTGCCACCAGCTTCTAATATTTTTCTGTTCTCTTCGATTTGGGTAACAGCAACACTTTGTATTGAATTTATCAGCCCATCAAAAGCTCCAGATATAACCCCTCTTGAGGCTTCTGCTTGTCTTTTTAGTTTGTTTGAATTTCCTATAATTGCGCCGCCAACCAAGCCAATTGCCGCTCCGACTGCGGCCCCTGCTGGTCCTGCAACCATCATTCCCATTGCTGCACCGCCACCAGCTCCAGCGAGTGCGCCGCTTCCAGCTCCGCCAGCCTGAAGCGCTGCTCCACCAAGACCAACTGCAAGTCCAGCCATCGGATTAAACATTCCCACTGTTCCACCAAGGGCCAGAGCTCCACTCATTTCCTCTGGTGCGTATTGGCTCAGCATGCCCATACCCATGCCGACCCCCATTCTGGCGGTCATGCTGTTGTTTAGTCCTGTGATTCCAGCCTTTTCGTTTCCAAAAATTCTTGCGCCAATTTGCGTTTCTGAACGGTTATAGCGCATTCTCATTCGCGCCTGTGCAAGTCTTCCAGGCGTATAACCAGGTGTTAATGGACCGACAGCTGGACCCATTAAGTTTCGCGGAGTTCCTGTTGCGCCACCGTAGTACGCAGCGTGAGTTGTTGGCAGAGTGCTACCCATCCCCGTTCCGGTTGGTACTGGTCCTCCGGTGCGCCCACTTGAAAATCCAGGCGCTCTAGGTCCGCCAACGCCAGGACCAGCAATGGTCACGTTCGTTGCATTTACATTCATTGTGCTTAGATTGCTTGGAAGAAATCCGCCCTTATTTTGAGACATTTTTTTCCCACCAACAAACATGGCCATCAGAGGCAACAGAGAGCCAAACATCCCAGCACCGGCAAACTTCGTCATACCACCAGCAAGAAGGTCGAACATTTCTTTAACGCCCTTAACAACATCATTAATCAATGGCAAAACGTCAAAAAATGCTGCTTTAAGTTTCATTGCGAAATTAGAAACCGAACGTATAAGCTCACCAGCTCTTTCACCAAATTCTAGAACTTGGGTTCGGTTCTCTTGTAGGAGGTCATTAAATTGCGTGAAGTTTTGTGCGCCAGCTTTTATCGCGCTCCAGATTGGTGAGAAGGCTTCTTCTAAAACCTTTGCACCTTCAAGGAATGGTCGCATCGAGTCAACCATTTGCTTCCAGCCGTATTTAAAACCATCCCACCAATCCCCGATTCGACCAAAAAACCCCTCAGCTCTTGGTAGCCATTTTTCTACAAGATTAACCATCCAGGTGCTTGTTTTGTCGACAGCGGAAACCAGTCCATCCATCAGGGTCCCAGTACCAAATGCCGAAACAGCTCCCATCATTCTTTTTAAATCACGAGATATTATTCTAAAAATTTTCTGCATTGCAACTTTTGCTGGCTCAAGAAATTGCCCACCGAAATCAGCAAACTGACCACGCACTAAATTGAAAAAGGTTTTTATTTGTCCGATAAGAGTTTGATTGACAGCATCAAACTGGCCAGCAACTCCACCAAGCTTTGCGAGTTCTCCAGACATAATTAACTGCTTGAGTTGGTCTTTTGTTTTTACATTGGCTTTTTTCAATGCTTCAGACATTTCTGGACCGATTGCTGTTGCTGCGGCCTTTACGTCACCTAGGCTTTTCTTTGAGTCAGAAAGGGCCGCAATCATTACTGCGACTTTTTCTGCTGCCGCACCAGGGTCTTGGCCTGCAGCACCAAAGTCCATTAGCGATTTGAACAACCCAGTTGAAGCATTTATCTGTGGTGTTGTCATAGTTTTCGACATTGATGCATATGCTTTATTTAGGTTTGCCACACCAAGACCAGCCAGGCTCGCGTCCATCTGGAGCGCACGCATAGCAACTTGCGCTTGATTGAGGCCTGAACCAAACTCGCCTGCACCTTTACCCCTGTAGGCAAACATTGCGGCCTGTTGCTCTCGTATTGCCGCTGCGGCAGTAGCAATCGTCACGGCAGCAGCGGCAGCACCACCGGCTATGACCTGCATAGCTCCAGCGTAGGCTTTGGCGAGAAATTTGCCAGCAATAAACAAACCGTGGATACCAATCATTGCAGCGCCCATTAAGGCCATTTCAAGGATTACACCCTTTAGGGCCATCGTTACGAATTTAGTTAATACTCCGCCGAAAGCTTTAACTCCTTTGTCAAGGAAGTCAAAATGCCTTTTAAGTTGATTGGTGCTTTTTGTCAGCCCATTGTCCATTTTGTTCAGATAGGTGTTTACGTCGCTGCGTCCTGATGAAAACTTTCCAGACTCACGCTTTAGGCGTTTAATTGCCTGCGTAGTTTTTTCAATCGAGGTAGTCCTTGCGTCTACATCAATTTTTATGACGATTTTTTCGTCTGCCATACCTTTACTGCTCCATGTGAGTTTTTAAGTCACGTGAGTGTAAAAGCGGCCGAGCTATGCAGTTTGGGCCTGCTAAGTCTTCGACTTTCGCTCTTGCTCTTCGCGGTCGTTGGATATAACTTTAGCACAGGCAAGCCTTATCATCCAGTCAATGTCGTCTGATTGAAGGATTTTTAGGGGGTCTGTCCCGAACAGTTCTCCAAGTCGAGCAGCTGTTTTAATTTCTGCTGAATCGACTAGTTCGTCGAAGACCCCTTCGAGGGGTCCACGGCATCAACCGTATCTGAGTACCCAGATGCATCAAGAATTGCTAATGCAGCGGCTTCAACGTGTGGGTCGACACCAAAGAATGCTCTAACGCAATCCGGAAGTGGGCGTGACGTTTCTGTCATCTCAAGGAGAAGTGGGGAAGCAAATGTGATTTCGTTTCCATTATCGTCAAATACTTCTTCTCCATCGATTTCGATTCCGACGGTTGTATGACCGATAACCATGCATGCAAATTTCGTTGCATCAAGGCCATGTCGCGAATCTTCACCAGATGCTTTACGCCAGTTACGCATTTGATTCTGGGTGATGTTCGGACTAATGCGAACATGAACACCAGGGCGTTCTGGTACTTCAAGCAAAACCACCGTGCGTTCTACCTTCTTGGTAATAACTTCACGAAGTCGGTCTAACGCAGTATCGCCCTTTGGGGCGGCCTCTGCTTTGGCCTGCTTTGCTTTTGCTGGTGAAACTGGAATTTCTACTTCTGTGCTGTAAAGGCTGTTGTCGCTCATGTGGCAAAAACTACCACATAGACAGCGTGGTCCAGTGCAACTACTTTTTGTCTAGTTTTAAAGAAACTAGGCTGTTGGAGATTCAACGTCCTGGATTGCGAATGTCAAAGCAAATGTTGCTGGTGCACCAGAAGATGAGTCACCATCTGGCTCAGTGATTCCAACAAGAAGGGCCTTGTAGTAGACGCGGTCAGTTCCAGGAACTGCAAGGTCGCAGTCGAAAACCTGTACTGTTACGTCGTACTCTGCACGACCAACGAGTGGGCGGAGACGGGCAATCTTCTCTGCGATTCCGGTTCCAAGCTCTGATGCAACTCTATCTGAGTCGTAGTGAGCGGTCAATGTGATGTCACCTATTTCAGATGGTGCACAAAGAACTGTTGGGCGAAGCTTTCCGCCTTCGTAGATTTTTTCAACGGAAGCGGTTATCTCACCACCAGACACCTGAGCAAACTTGAAGCTTGTCCACTTTGGGTGTGTCTGATTTGTTGGCACAATACTTCCAAGTACTTGCCTTTGTGAAACTTTGGTATTTGGCATGCTTTATTCCTCCGTTAGACGACTGACGCCGTAAGGTTTGACTTGATAATGTCGACTTCGATTTTGTCGCCGATGCTGCTGACGCGAAGGCCAACTTTTGCCTTGACAGTGCCACCGGCAAGCTGTGAGACTGGGTTGAGCTTTGCGTCGCATCGGACAGTGAAACCTGAGTCAATCTTTCGTCCGTTTGCATCGTAGGCCTCAAACAAGGCTCCAATGTCGCGAAGCGGGGAAAGAATTGCGATAAGGCGTGACTCGATTGCGCTGAAGATTGTGTTTCTTCCGTCAATCGTGCTGAAGACAAGGTCTTCAAGGCTTCTGCCAGCTTCAATAACAACGTGATTCACGGTGTCTTGTGCTGTTATGTATCTGAAGTTCTCATCATCGGATGACAATGAACGTGCTCCATAGATTCGGACAGAGTTCTGAATGATTCTAATTGCATTGACACAGCTGTCGTCGAGTGAGTCACCGTTCGTCTTGTCGATGTCTGTCTTTACGCCAGTAACAAAACGTGATGCTGAGAGCAAGCCTGCGGCTGGAACGTGAGAGCCAGTCTGGTTGTGAGCGGTTGCTCTTTTTGCTGCGACATAACCAACTGG